CGCTGGAGTGCTTCAATGACTGGGCCATTGTGCCAGACGGTTGCACCATTAACAAGGCGGAAACCGCCAATAAGATCATCTTCATCAGTTTCGATTGTAATGTTTACACGGATCAATTCTCTCCCAAGTTGGGAGCACGCTTGCTCAACAGAAAAGGTTTTACCATTTCCAGAGAGACCCGTGATAAACGTAGGATAAAATACACGGGATTCAATAATTTTTTTAATATCACCAAAGTTGCCAAACTTGACGAAGGAATCATCTTTCGCGGGGATAAGGTTTTGTTCAGTTGCAGGCAACGCAGGAGGTGCTTGATAAGTTTGTTCGAGTTTCTCTTGTACAGTTAGATTCCATTTACCACGCCCAACTTTACAATCAGAGAGTTTGTTAGTAACGGTCTGATAATTGCAGTCATTCATCGCACACCAAGCACGGACATCTGCTGTAGTCACAGATTCGCCGTAAGTTTCTTGAAGTGATTCGATGATGCTGCTTTTAGACAGTCCCATTGGGTTGTTTGTTTTAACTGAAGTAATTATACAATAAAAAAGGGGGTCCAAAGACCCCCGTGTGCCAGTTTATAAACTGGTTCACTCACCTTCCACATCTTTAAGTTCTTTAATTAAAGAATCCTTGCTATGGCGTCTATCGAGTTCGATACCCTTAGTTCTACCATACTTTTCAAGTTCTTTCTTGTCCATTTTTTCAAGAACTGGTTCTTCCTTCTTGGCAGGTTCAGGAGCAGGTGCTGCCTCAACCTTAGGTGCGGGTGGTCCGCCTTTAAGTAAATCTCCGAACTTGCTCATTAGTCTAACAGTAATTTTGAATTATTTATTAAAAAAGGAGGTCCTAAAACCTCCAGATAATTATTTTGGAAGTCCTTTATCTCCTGCTCTACTACTAGCATAATATCTCTTTAGATGATCCGTAAACTGTGGATCACCCGGTTTGTAGTTTAATCTATCAACTGGTTGTGGTCCTGCAAAAGACGGTCTACCTTTTTCAACATTTCTCTGCCTAACTTGAGCAGCTGCTTCGCGAGCATTACGATCACTAACAGCACGAGGATTGAGATTATTCAATCTAGTTTTTTCTCTGGCAGCAGTGCGAGCAGCAGATGCAGAAGTGCTCCTATTGACTCTATCCAAGGTAGACTGAGCCGATTGTTGAAGTTGATTCAAATCATCCATAGTTCCAGAAACACCCGCTCTCTGGTCTTTAACAACATTAGATGCTCTTTGAGAAATAGCAGATTTTACAGCGGTTGGTTTGGGTGATCTACCAAACATTCTACCAGCTTTAGTAACTAAACCTTTAACAGCAGGAATTTTGTTTGCATTTCTAATAGCAAAACCAGCAAGTTGTTTTAAAAATTCTTGAAGTTGCTCCTCATTCAAGTTTGCCATCATATACATTGTATCCTCTTCACTATATCCTTCTTCAATAAATTCACCTTTGACAATATCAAAGAGGTCTACACTTTGGGAGAGAGTGAGGGCTTGCGTAATTTTTTTAGTTGCTTCAGGAGTTCTCTTTTGAGTTACCCTCATACTAGAGTCTGGATTAACTGTCGTTTTTATAGTGTTACCTATTGGAACTGCAGCAGATTGAACTGTACTGTTTAGAGAAGACTGTTGATTTGGTGTTATTGCTGGTTTTACCTCATTTGGATCCATATTATATCGTTTCAATGTCGCAGGATCTAACTTGGCAGCAGCATCCTTTTGTGCTTGATTTACAGGTTGATTTATTTTAGGATTTAATGGTGGTTGACGTGCTTCTGGATTTGCTCTCATAGAACGAAGTTGCTTCAATTGATCAGCAATAGAAGTTTTCTGTGCTGGTGCAGGAAGATTCTTCTTAGCATCAGCAGCAGACTGATATCCAGAAAAGTTTTTTTTAGCAGCACCTGCTGCTGCCATTTGCTTGCCATATGTAACAGACTGAGCACGTTCTTTAGGATCTTTAGAATATCTCAGACGGTCATACTCTGCTCTAACTTTATTTTGGTCAGTAGAACGGGTATTTGTAGTATTTGTAGTTTCTCTAGTTTTAGATCCTTGAGGAACAGGAAGAGGACTTTCTCCTCTAGATTTTCTTCTTTTATTTTCTGCTTCTGTTTTTGCTCTTTCCCTATCTGCTTTGGCATCAGCAGCAGTGTAATTTGCTCTAGCTTTTTCGTTAGCAGCAACTTTTCTCTGTTGCAGTCTTTTTGCAATGACACCTTCTGGATTTCCAGACTTTTGTACAAGTTTATTAAATTCCTCATCACTCATTGATGTGTAATCAGGAACTTGTATTTGTTCTTCAATATAAACTTTAGCGTAAGACTCTTTGAGAGACTTCACTCCTTTACCAGTTAGTCTCTCCATTAATCAACCTTCTTGAATTTGTGCAAACCACTGATCACTCATTCCACCGATAATGGAATCTGCAGATTCTACATCAGAAGCGTAACCTTCCTCAATGAGGTGTGCTACAACCTTTTCGTAGATCTCTTTAGTCTCTTTTAATTTCTTGGGGGAAGGTTTCATCTCTAGACACTTTTTCTATAAATCTATTTATCAAGCAATTAGTTCTACAAATTCTCCAAGAACTTTCTTATTCATTTTTTTATTCTTCAGACTTTTAACAAAAGCAGACTTGATTTTTGCTTTTGTTGCTCCTTCATCAACATCAAATTCAGTTTCATTGGCAAGTGAATTTGCAGAGATAGCAAAGTAAGTGTGATAACCAGAATCATAGAGTGCGAATGCACGTTCTCTTTTCCAGGTCTTGATCACTTTTTCTGCCTTTTCTGCAACCCAACCACAATAACGTCGAATAAAACTATTAGCATCACGAGATTCAAGAATACGAATACCAATAAAATTAGATTCTGGAAAAGAATCACGAAGATACCTGATAAAAATATCAGTCATTTCCCACCACTCACAATTCATAGAGTAAGTTTTTCCATTCTGACGATTTCTCAAAAAAGCATTATTACCAATATTACCGATACCAAGAAACGGTTCAATTTCCCAACGACGATGAATCTCTCGGTGATACTTCATTCCACCCGCTTCACCATCACTTAGAATGACACATTGTACTTTTTGAATTTTGTTTTCCCTTTTAAAGTGTGGAATCAATTGATGCAGAGAAATAAATGCTTCATTTAAAGGAGTTCCAGAAAGACTCAAACCAGTTGGAATAGGAATATATGCCGAGCGATTGAAAGTCCAAGCAAGGCGAAAGAAATTCTTCATCTGCTGCTCAAGATCTTTCAACTTGGTTTTGCTGGTGAAAATATTCATCATAGAAAACCACTCATTCACAGTAATAAGACCGTGACGTTTCTTATAAGCATAACCCTTCATCTCTGGGTTACCGTTCTCATCAGTAACGATTTTAGGATATTCATTAGTGAAAGCATACACTTCAAAAGGAATATTCAATTTCTTACAGAACCACATTAGATTAAACAGTTGCTTCAAAGTATCTTGAAGCACGCTATTCATTGATCCAGACCAATCAAGAACAAAAATCAAACCATGATTCTTACCATCTGCAAGAGTGGTCACTTTTCGGAATAGATCTTCATTATATTTGTAGGTATGAAGTTTAGAACAATCAAGAACTCCAGTACGAGCAGTAGTTGCACGAGCATAAGAATCTGCTGCCTTCTTACACTCAAACTCTTTCACCAAATAATTCACTTCTTTCTGTGCAGAACGCTTGAATTTTACAAACTGAGTATCAATAGATAAAAAGAATTCTTCCTCATTCAGACTATTATTTTCCATCCACTCAGTCCATTCACCAAATCGTTCATGAATTTCTAAATTATCAACAACAAACTTATTCATATCAAGTTTGGGAAGTTCGACATAAACATTCTCTAAACCATCATTCTGAGCAAGTTCCTTAATTGCTTCATCAAGATTATTCATAGTAGAAACTTCTAACTCATTTGAATTATCCGTGTCGCCATGAGAGTCACTTTCTTCAGGATACTCAGACTCCCAAGAATCAGATTTTTCTCCTACAGTTTGATAATTATCATCTTCCTGCCCATCACTTTCTTGCTGAGAAAGTTCCGAAATGTCACTACCACCCTCTCGACCACCTTGCATTTGCAGATCGTCCATTTTAATTTTTAGTTCTTCTTGCCTCTTACAGAACTCATAAAGTTCTTTGGATACTACTAAAACATCATCAAAAGTCTCAGCATTAGAAATTTTTTCACAAATTACCTTTTCATCATCTTCAAAAGTAATATCAACAAAATTACCAATCTTAAAGTAAAGATTTGCTTTGTCTGCAAGATTCATTGCATTAATATCTTCACCAGCAATCTGAAAGAAATCTTCATCAGCAAGTTCTGCATATCCACGATAGAACGTTTTTGAAATACCAGCGTACCGACGCTTCATCAGTTTTTCAATACGAACATCTTCTACCACATTCACAAACTGTGGTGGAATTTTGAATTCAAGTAACCAATTACGATCGGGAGTGTAGAGAGCGTGCCCAACTTCATGACCAACAAGCATATCATAAACACCACTACTTGCACGCTCCCACATTGGCAGAGTCAGCACACGAGTATGAACATTGAAACAAGCAGTCTCTACTTTCTTGTGCTCAACCACGAGGTCTTCAGTCGCTAGAAGTTTGGCAAGTTGAGATTTGATTTCGTGTGAGACTGCCATTGCTTAGTTGCGTATGGATCTATTATACAAAAAAAGGAGGTCCGAAGACCTCCCAGTAGACACTTATAAAATTGGTTTAGAATAGAGGTTCGTCTCTCATAGGTGCATTTCTAGCAGCAGGTGTTCCTGGTTTTGGTAATCGTTTCTTATTACCATAAGGTTTTCCACCTGGTGGTGTAGAGGTAAAGATATCCTCTCCTCTTGATTTAGATTTAGTAGGTCCACCTTTAAGGGAGGTTAATGTTCGTAGTTCTCTTACTAGCATTACTAGCAGCGATTGCAGCACTATTAGGAACAGGGGCACTATTAGGGAGGTTAATGTTCCCAGTTCTCTTAGTGTCAGATTGCATACGATTTTTAAGTGCGCCAGCAGCTTTGGATACAGCAGAACCTATCATACTACCATATCCTTCAACAATACTCTGCTTCCATCCTTCACTCATACTTACCATAATAGAGTGTGCTGCTTCCTCAGTGTCAGCAAAACCTTCATCAATTAAATGACCCTTGATAATATCAAAGAGATCTGCATCTTCGCTTCTCATTGCAGGTTTAGATCCAGCCTTGGGTGCCGGTCCCCTACGCTTACCCATTCTTGCTGCTTCTGCTTCAGGGGATTGGTCAGCAGGTCCAACAACTGCTTTAACAACTTTTTTAACAGCACCCAGCATACCACCCATTTCACTGATGGTTTCACCTTCGTGCTCAACGTGCTCATTATGTGATTCCATAGTAAGAATGTCCATATCTTCTACAGATACGTTCTCTACAATACCATGCTCAAACTGAACATCGTAGTGTGAAACGAAACCATTTTCATCGGGAACAGCGTGTTGTCCAAAGATGGTTTCACCTTCACCCCACTGCTCAGAGCAGACTTTCTTGGCACAATTGTGATCGCCCTTTTCAGACTTACTTACACAATCGCCCTTTTTCTTCTTGCCATATCCCTCATAAACGGAAGCATATGCCTCCATAAGAGTCTTTACGTCTTTTGCTTCCATTGTAATATAGAAAAGTTATTCTCCTTTATATTTAGTGTTGTATTGCTTTCCACGCCAAGAAAATTCTGCTTTACCTTTCTTTCTAGCATCCGCAAATGCTGCATCAAAATTCTTAGCAGCAGATTTAAGTTGACTACTTGACCTGTTTACCTGTGCCTCTTTCTTCGCAATCTCTTGCTTCTCCACATTTGCTTTAGCAGATCGTTCACCAGTTGGTTCTGGTTTTGATTTAGATGCTGCTTTAGTTTCTGCCTTTTGTTGAGCAAGTTTATTATCTTTTTGCAGTTCTCTTTCTGCACGTCGTGCAGCACTATCAGTGTTAGCCTTATCAACAAGTGCAGCAGTGCCACCAACTACACCAACACCACCAGCAATTTTAAGAGCTTTCATCTTATCAACAACTCTCTGTGCCTTCATCTGAGAAGGGGAGAGAACATCTTTTTTAGGAATGCTGTAAACAGTCTTATCACCCTTCGTGATGGTTAATGCGGAAGGTCCATCAACCTTAGGCGCAACTCTTCGTGGTTGTGCTTTTAACGTCGGCATACTTCTCTGAGATGCCTTACCACCAGACATTGTAAGACCAGTGTTGCCACCCCCAGACAATCCAGTGTTGGGATTTCTGGTTACATTTCTCAACTCCTGTGCTCTAGCAGAAGTTCCAGGAATCTGCATCTGTCCTGGTGATTGTGCGGCAGGTACTTTTGGTTTTGGTAAAGCAGAGCTTGCAGCAGGAACTGGACTGGTGCCAGTAAATGGTGTTCTTCCACCAGTAAAGTTTTGTGCCTTACCCGTTTTGGTGAGAAGATTTCCTTGAAGAGGAGTGCCAGTAATTTTCTGAGTAGTTGCTTTTACTGCTTTCTTAGCAGCAGGATTTTTTAAAATGCCAGACATCATTCCGACTGTTCTGAGCAGATTCAAAACTGCCTTACCTCGGTTTTCGGTAATCAATCCATATTCATGAACATTTGCTTCATATAGATGATTAACAACTACAGTTGCTTCTTCTTCCTCAATACCCTCATTGATAAGATATTGATATACTTCTTCGTAAAAGTTGTCCATCTATACAAATACTTTTTAGGTATTTATCAATCTAATTGTCTCATAATACGACGAAACCGCCTTATCGGGACGGTTCTTGTGCTTCTTCTTAAATGCTTGCAATGCTGCTCTTCTATCACGCATTGCTTGGGGTTTAAGAGTCTGTTTCTGCTCTTTTTTAGAATGATGCTTCCAGTTTGGGACGTTCATTACTCCTCCTTGTCTGAAGATACTCTACGAGAAAATCCTTTAACTTTATCAAACATTATGACACTTTCAAATTTGTCACGCATATCTTGTTTATGAGAGATGACAAAAATGTTGGCGTCTTTGATAACATAACGGATAATTTTTAGAAACTCATCAGTTCCAAATCCGTCTAGTGAACTATCAAAAACCTCATCCATAATCAGCAGGTTGGTGTTTACAGAGTTTTTGAGACGCGCTACCTCACGCCAGGTGAAGAGTAGGGCAAGGTCTATTCTCATCTTTTCACCCTCACTAAAAGAACTGTAAGAAAAGTCTTCGTGGATAGGAGACTTCACAGTTTCTTTAAATTCTTCATCAAGATAGAAATTGATATAAAAATCCATCATCTGAAGATATCGATTAACCTGCTGGTTAATGAATGGAAGATACTTTTTAATAATCTTCGTTTTTACACCGTCGTCCTTGAGTAAGGAGTAGGCGAAATCGTGATAAACAATTTCTTGTTTTTTGTCTGATAAGTATTCAATTGTCTGTTGGAGATTGGACTTAAATTCGTCTAACTTTTCATTTTCAGTATTTCGGTTTGCAAGGTTCTCGGTAATCGTTTGAATTTCATGTTCAAGATCTCGGATTTGTCGTTGATTTCCGTTAACCCGAGTATTGTTCTGAGAAATGCCATGCGTTAGATTTACAATCTCCTGTGAAAGTGTGTTAAATTGACGTTCTCTTTCTTGTTCAAACTTAATGGTCGATTCCAACTCGTTGAAACCTTCCTTTAGTTCCTTTGCCGTATTTTGAACGTCATCAATTTTATTTAACCGGAATGACTCTTTAATATCTTGAGTACAAGTGGGGCATACCGTATTCTCCATAAAGAATTTGTGTTCTTTAGTAATAGCAGATACTTTTGCAGACAGTTTTCCGCGAAGTGTGTTTAGTTTCGCCAACTTTTGTCTTGCTCCTGTTACATCTTCTTGATCTTTAGTAAACTTATGTACATCTTCTTCAAGTTTTACATTCTCCAACATATATCCATCAACTTCTTCCATAAGTTTTGTAATCTTAGATTTATTGTTATCAATATTCTGCTTACCACGATTTTCCAACTCATCTATAAAGTTCTGTTGCATCTTCATCTTATCTTTGAGATTTTCCTTCTTCAAATCAAAAGATTTTACTTGATCCTTGTGAGTACGAATCTTGTCTTTGAGGAGACTATTCATTAAAGAAAAGATACGAATATCTAAAAGATCTTCAATAACTTCACGCCGATTTACACAAGTCAGTTGCATAAAAGGCACAAATGTACTGCTACCCAAAATTACAATTTGAGTAAATGATTTATAATTCACTTTCAGAATATTCTCTTCCAGAATACGTTGCATTGCACGATCATCTGCTTCGCGATGCAACTCAACTCCATTTACAACAATATCAAATACGTTGGGTTTGATTCCACGTCTAACAAGATACTTTCGAGTATTAATTTCAAACTCAATCTCAACTAAACAATCGCGCTCATTTGTGGTATTAATTAATTGAGGTTTATTGATTTTACGAAACGGTTTATTAAACAGAACAAAAGTCAGTGCATCCAGCATTGTGGATTTTCCGGCACCATTAGTTCCAATAATTAGATTTGTATTACTTTGTTGAAAGTTAACCTCAGTAAACTGATTGCCAGTTGACAAAAAGTTTTTCCATCTAATCTTCTGGAAGGTTATCATCTAATTTTGGAGGGATTACAATATCATTCTGCGTGACGACCGCATACTTGTAATTATAGCGTTTACAGGTAATAATTGCAAGTGCATCATCAACTTCTACGACATCCATTTCTGCTTCTTCATCTTCGTGCAAGTGCATTGCATAACGTTCTGCATCATCTTCATCCTCAAAGAGAAAAAGAACTTTCTCACCGTAACGATTTTGAACGGCATATGCGCCCTCATCTTTGTTATCTCTGAGAGTCAGAAGAAACATTACTCTACCTGGCAAGCTTGTGAATAGACTTTTTGAAGTATTCCCTTAATAATTGTTTTATCACAATCAAATTCTGCTTCATCAATATAACGATTTAAGATAGAGATTGTGTTTTCACTTTCATCAACTTCAAAATCTTCATTTTCTTGAATAGAAAAATTTTCAACAATCTTTAAATCTTGAATACCACAGGAATATAACTTATCTATAAACTTTTCAAATTTCTTTGGTTCGGTTTTCTTCCTAACGATAACCTTTACAATCTTACCTTCATATTCACGAGTATCAAAAGTTTGATATGGAGTATCTTCGTAATAGATGTTATAAAAGAGTTTATAGGGATTATCATTATACTCAAACTCTAAAGTCTCAGTATCAAAGATTGTAAATCCCCGAGGATCATTTACATCATTCCAGAACATCTCATAAGGATTTCCTAGGTAGAAGATTTTTCCGTTGTCTGACCGTGTATGGTAGTGTCCTGAAAACACTTTGTCGAACTTTTCAAATAAGTCGCACGCCATACCATCTTCCATGACGTGTCCACGATGCGCTCTGAATCCGTTAAGTTCAAGGTGCCCCATCGCACATATGCTATCAGTATCTTTGACAACCTTGACAGTATTCTCAAAATTTTCCGCATTAATCCAAGGAATAAACAATACTTGCAGGTTATCTATCATTACCTCAGTACATTCTGAGTAGATTTTTACATTATTATATTGCTTAAGCAACAAATCCACAGAGTTGATAGAATTAGTATCTTTATAATATGCAGTATGGTTACCAACGATAGTATGAACAGTAATGCCCAATTTTTCTAAGCGATCATAGTAATTCTCCTTTGCCCATTCAAGAGACCACAAATCAATAGAGCGACGGTTATCGAACGTATCGCCCATATCAATTATCGTAGTGATTTCATTTTCTTCTAGGTATGGGAAGAAAACATCATCGTAAAATTTCTTGAAATATTCATGAAGAAACTTTGAACCCTTACGAGCTCCAAAGTGCTGATCGGTAATAATGGCAACCTTCATTGACGATTTGTCTTGTACGTAATATTATCCTTGATTGTATTATACTCCGAACTGTTCCCAGAAAGCAAGCTATCGTCAACCATCATAACTTCATCGTAACCAGTGCGTTCGATGATCTTAGTTTTGATTTCCAATTGCTTCTTCTCTTTCTGAATTCGACGTAGAAAGGCGTAGTGAATAATCTGAGTAAAGTATGCAAATGGGTTCTTAGACTTCTCTGGATCGAAGTTATGAATGTACTGAACACAATTTTCAATACCATCAGAGATCATATCATCTCTGAACATATAATTTACAAAGTTCGGTTTGTAGGATAAGTGCGTAGCAATCTTCAAAAAACATTCACCCAAATAATTGGTGATTTGTGGTTTTCCTTCCCAACGCTGTGACCTATCTGCCTTGGTAGGTTCTCTACCGTTGATCCCCATAAAACTTGCTTCTACCTTAGATCTATAAACAATCAGTGCCTCAAGCAACTCCTTGTTATTCACATAATGTTCTGATTTCTTTTTAGACATAACATTGTAATTTTAGATAAACTTTCGTTATGTATATTATAGCATACTATCAAGGCTTGACAATATAGTGATTTACAAGTAGAGTACCTTTGTTAGGTTTGAAGAGAGGGGCTTAGCTTTCTTTATTATCTTTATGTTTATAGAGATTTTCTAGCATCTTTCTTGCATCATCTACTGAAGAAACATATCCCATTTTGTCTGATATCTTGGTTCTTCCGTCTTCATCCCAATCAGTATCTTCTTTATTCAAGTATTTGTTATAGAAATCAATCATTTGACCTTTCTTTACTTCGGTCATAGTAATAATCTTATCATATTTAATGACGTACATACTATCTTCTGCTACCTCCATCCAAGGTTTTACTTTGACATATTGACCTATGTGATTCCTCATTAATTTCATAATCACTGGGTTCATCAGTAGAATAATGGGATCGCCCTCATTTTCATCTATACAAACCAGTGAAAATATTTCTTCTCCAGTAACCAATTTTATTACTGCATGAAATTCTTCGCCCATTTAATTCTTTAGCGGTATGTTTACAATATCGTAATTGAAGTTCTCCTCATTGTAGACCTTGATCCTTTCAATTAGATGATTAAGTGTGTAGTTTCTCCGTGCCTTATAGGAAATGTCGTCAGCAATGTCATAGAGAGTTGCCTTGGTCTTGTTATTTCCTTTCCTGAGCACCCTTCCAATAGACTGGAGATTCCGAATTCTAGATTTGGATGGAGAAGCAAAAATAACATTATGGAGGTTCTTGATATTGATACCAGTACTAAACGTTCCATATGAAGCGACGATAATCGCGTTGTTTTCTTTTTCGGTAATCTCTCTTACTTGTTCCCTATCTTGTGTTGCCACACCTCCGTGGACAAAAAAGACGTGTCTTTCTTCCACACTACCAGTATTTATTAAATCGAAAAGTGGTTGGCCATGACCCTCTACTCTAGCAAATAGAATAAGTGTATTACCTTTAAGATCTAAAGCAAGATTTCTAATAAATTTATTTCTTCTATCGTGATTGATAATATACTGAACTTCATCTTCAAAGGTTTCAAATTTATGAGCAGGATGCTTCAATAGAAGTACATTGATATCGAGTCTGGCAACGTGACCCTTCTTCATCAGTTCTTCTGTTCTGATGATCTTGTAAGATGGACCGAACAATCCTTCCAATACCCACTTATGTGTTTGAGTGCCATCTAGTGTTCCAGTAAAACCGTAACGATATTTTGCATCACCAAGTTTTGACATTATAGATATTAATGACTTACTTTTGAACTGGTGTGCCTCGTCCCCAACAACTACGTTAAATCGTTCAAAATATT